GCGGTTTGACAACGTACGCGACAAAGATGGTGATCCGTCACCCATATTGTCCGTTACAGAGGATGAAAACTATTGGTACGTAACCTTAAGCGGGGATTGGAGTGCAGCAAATCCTTTACCTGCTCCTCTGTTTATTCCACCTGTTGGCCCTGTTCCCAAACAGTATCCGATTAATGGTGAAATCTTAGAGGATCGCATTGTTTCAGTAGGCGGTACGCCCATCACATCACAAACAATTGATCCAGCCACGCAACGTCGCTACGGCTATGTTCAAGCCGTCTTGGTGGCAACGGATGAAACGACTGGTCGGTTGACTTTACAGAAGCAAGGATCGGTGGAATCCACACCTGATGGCGTCTTCCGCACCCCTGCAACACGTCCTCCGAACGTTGGGCGTTTCTTGATGACAGGAACGCGTTACTGCTGCTCCTGCCAGGATTTCACGCGGCGTGACTATGCCTACATGATGGGACTTGGAAAGGGAAATCAGAAAGTATTCCCTCGCACCAGGGTTGCAACCATTAAGCCAGGTCGTTACGAAATTATGACCCTCGATGGAAAGGTCAATAACAGTTCAATGACCAGCGCAACCGTAAATAGAAGAATGGAAGTGATTGCTCCAAATGAGACGTACGATATTCCACCGACCATTACACCAGACAGTTCAATTAACAATGGGGCTTTACGGGACAATCCTGGCGTCTTCCGGGATTTTGGCAAGACTTACTTGAGGAACACTCCGTTGCCCTCTTTGGAGGGCGCACTGGCAGAAGGTCCTCCTATTTACGAAGACTACGCAACGTCAAGGAATCCAGACGGTTCGTACAACATCACGTCTTTGACGGACTTCTGGTCCCCACTGCTAGATGAGTTGCGTTACTGCAAACACATCTATGCAATGAAATTTACAGAAAAGGTGTTTCCCCCTGAGCCTTCCGACTTGCCAGTCGAGATGGGAAGTATTACGGCTTGGGAGCAGCGCCTAGTTGAGGAGACGGCACGCCAGAACGAAAAGTCTGCTTATGCACTGGCTGAACGCGGTTTATCGATGATGGACGTACCTCCTTACAACTGCCAGGCACCGATGATGATGCCGATGATGCAGAAGCTATTTAACGTGCCTTCTACGTTTGTTTTGATGAGCGGTTTTAGGATGTACGACAAGAACGGCAAAGAATACAACCCATCAGAGGGAGGGAGGCCCGAGGTCTAATGGCTGATTTTGGTGACGTAGTTGACGGAACCTTTGTTCTGTCCCAGGAGCAAGTCGATACCCGTAAGTACGGTTTTAGCTCAATCAAAGCCAGTGGAATCCCCACTGTGTACCACGCTGGCGATGTGGTGAACATCCCCTATGGAAGCGGAGAGGTCTCGACGATGGAGGCAATCGGCCTAGCATGGTATGCCTTCTCCAGTGGCGTGACCCCCTCCTAGGCTTAACAAATTTTTAATAAGGTATACTTATCTTAAGTCTCACGAGACTTGTTAAGGATTCCTTAAGCTACTATCACCTGGTCGCCGCCCTGGATATGGTCCGGGCAGTCCAACGCATCTCAACCATGACTCATCAACCGCCTTTAGATCAGCGGATCGTTGACGAGTACTTCCAGCTGATCTCGCACAAAAAGACAAGAGACGTGGGATGGCTTTACGCCATGATCGCCACGTACGGCCTCAAGCCAGAAGAACTGCAGGATTTCTCCTGGGGCACTGACGCCAACATTTGCATCGCAAGTCGGAAGCGTCCGATCCGGCCTTTGCACCCGCAGTGGGCAGTCCTGTTTGACCTCAAAGAAAAACAGCCCCGCGAACTGCGGAGCTGCTGGAAGTCCCTCTACTCGTCTCTCTATGAGGCAATGGCCTATCAGAACATTCGGTTGAACGTTACTGATCTGCTGTTAGCTCATCGCATACGCAAGAACCATTACCGTCAGGTCAAGCAGCTGACGCCAGCTTTTTCAGCTGTTTCTTGACGGCGTTCACATTCCAGCGATAGCTGTCACGGGAACGGGTCTCAGGAAAAGCTGCGAAGTGGGGTCCTAGCTTCAGAGTGCCGTTGTCGCGGTACTTGAAGAGGGTTTGGCGGTCGACACCAAGGAGTTGTTCCGCCTTGTGGACGGGAACCCATCCGCTGGTTCTGGTCATGGCGCAGGTAGTGCGTACTCACATACGGTATTAGGGGTCAAGGAAAAGTCAACAGATTTAAGGGAATTTTTATCTCTTTATTTTTGTCGTCAAATGTGTGGGCAAATTAAAATAAATTAACGGCAACTAAAGAGTATGTTCAATTGTGAACAGGATCCCCTCGCCCTGCTCATTGAATTAACTCCGAAGTTAGCAAAGAAACGTTATCGACAATCCATATACGACGCCTGGGACTGCAAGTGTGGTTACTGCGGCGACAACGCCACATCCCTGGATCACATAGTCCCAAGATTTCGTTCTGGTTCCAGCAACCGAAACAACTTAATTCCTGCCTGTAGAAGGTGTAACGCAAACAAGGCAAGCGCAAAAATGGAAGAATGGTACCAGCAGCAAGAATTCTTTACTCAAGCTAGGATGGATAAGATTCAATCCTGGATGACCCAGGAGCTTATTGATTTCTCCACCGTCTGTCCAAGCACTTTTGGGTGCGTAGCTTGATATGGGAATTTACTATGATTCCACAAAGAAGAAGTGGGAAGTCTCGTATGAGAAGACGGATTATCAAACAGATTTAAAAACAGATAATCCTACCAATTTAAAAAGAAGAGAATATTACCAGGTAACGGTTTGTACTCGGTGGTTCTTTGGTCACTGTACAGATACAGGAACAGAAACTCACTATAGAGATGTTGACGATACTGCCACCAACAACCGGAACCGTTTCGTTAATGATCAAAACAACAGAACTAATAACGAAAATAGAGCATTAAATACAAAAAATACACAGTTAAATGAAGCGTACAAGTCGACGCTTGGAGCTGCAAATACAACCAATGGCGGCGACTACGTTGCGCAACGGGACATTATTCGTGCAATCAAAGATGTTCCTGATGAAGTCAAAACTGATCTAGAAGATCAATTTAAGACGTTTTACCGTACAGAAAAACTGCAGACCTGGGACACAGCCCTTGGTGCAAAACCTCTGTATGGAGCGTTTGATGCCAAGTATTACCAGAAAACTTATCCCCAAGTCAAAGACGAATGGAAGGCTGCAGTAGCCAATGATGACATCGATATCACCGAACGTTACGGAGAGACCGGCTACTACCTGCAGCATTACACCAATCAAGGAAAAGCTGCAGGATTCCGCGCCAATGCACCAGAAGCTCTCCAGGCTTCAGAAGCTTACGTTGAAACCAAGCCAACGGATCAGGACTTGCAAAACGTCCGTGATTTACAGCTTGGCGTCAATACCCAAACACAGTCAGAACGTTTGTTAAACGTTCCAGAAATCGCGGCTGAATGGGAAAAGGCAAAACGTGACGACCCTTATTGGCGTCAACTAGGCAAAGAATATTTCTTGGATGCCAATAAACCAGATGAGTTTGTGACGCTGTTCCGTCTATCCGATAGACCGGAAGACAAACAAGTCAGCATGAATTACAACATCAATGCTGGCTACGGTATCACTGAATTAGAAGACGCCCTAAACCAGGCCGTTGGTGAAAAAGCAACCGTTGATGTTAAAAAGTTTGGTGCTTTAGCTCAAGACGTTCTCAAGGAGACAATCGATGAAATGAAGCAGGCTAAAGCCAAGGAAGAGATGCTTGATCTCTTTACTGGTTTTAGTGGTTTCAGTGAAGTGATGGATATTAACAAGCAGTTGAGCAACTCAATCCTTGGCGATACAGGCGTAGGCGGTATTCTTTCCTTCACCTCTGCAGGCAAGGCAGAAGAATCCCTGGAGAAAAGCCTGCAAGGAATCACAGGCATCGGTAACAACGCAACCTATAACTGGCAGCAGTGGTTTGATAACGAACTCAAAACCCGCTACGAACAGGAATTAGAGCTTGGATACACGACAGAAGAAGCACAAGATACGATAAAAATTGAAGCAGACTTTGCCCGTCAGTTTATTGACGAGTACCTAAACCCACGCTTTAACACGTCTCGTTCGATGGACGAGTTCGTCGAATACCTCGACATCAGGCAAGAAGAGCAAAACCCGTTCCAGACTCAGGATATGGTTAATGCCGTCAGCCTTGTGGCTGACCTTAGGGCACAGCAATACCTGGATCAAATTAAAAACACTGGCGAACGTTATTTTGATTCAGAGTTCTACTTCAATCCTGTCGGGGACAAGGCAAGGGAATCTGATTATGCGACCCAGGCAAAAACCGTTTCTGATGACTGGGAAGCAGCTAAAGCCGGTGATGAGTACTGGGCACAACAGGCTTATCGCTTTGGCATTGACGTGAACGATAAGGCAGCTTTTGCCCGGATGCATTTCCAGGTTAAGGGCCAGGGCCAGGGCTATGACGCTGCAGAAGACATTCTGAACGCCGGGAAAGTTCAAGATGAGATCTACAACAATATTCTGCCTGCACTTAAGGAAGAGGCACTTAAGCAAGGTTCTGTCTTTGGTCAGTTCATCACGCCAGAAGAGTTTGCTGACGAGATGCTCAAGGGTCTTGACCCAAGCGATAAGTCAACCTGGGACGAGGTTCTCCAGCGTTATGGCCTAACTGACTTCAAGGGAACTGTTGAAGAACTGAAAGAATATATTGTCGAAACACTTCGCACTGGCTCTGCACAGAAGATTCGAGAGGAAATCAAATTCCTTAACGAGAAACGCCAGCGCCCAACCCAAGAGGTCCTCGGTCTTACTTACATCGAAAGGCCAGAGGACTATAAAGATGAGCAGGCAGTTGCGGATACTGAGCTTTATAAAGTATTCCAGACCGCTGGATATCAAGGAACAGAAGATGAGTTCTACGAAAACTTCTTCCCTGACCTGGAACGTAGTGAACAGACCCTTCTCACCAAAGCAGGCTCAGAGGATGCACTGGAAGCTTACGGTCTTGACCTGAGCGATCCCTTCGCCTCTCTTGGCACCATTGAAAGTTTCTTTGATGACACCCCTGTCACTGACGAGGGAACAAGCGAAGAATCGAGTTTCTTCAGCTTAAACTTAGATGATGAAGACGAGGATTACAAGTCCAAGACAGGACAAAAGATCCTTGGTGAATTTACATCTATGTTTAAAGGTCTCTGATGTCGGATAAACATAAGAAAGCTGCTAGAGCAGCAAAATCATACAAGAAAGGTCAAGAGTTAAAAGAAAGTCTGACTCCTAACAAGCCTGTGCGTACTCCTGGCCATCCCACCAAGAGTCATGTGGTTCTTGCCAAAGAGGGAGATAAAGAGAAGGTGATTCGCTTTGGGCAGCAGGGTGTGGAAGGAGCTGGTAAGAACCCTAAAACTGAAAAGGATAAAGCCCGCAAGAAGTCTTACTACGCCCGTCATGACGCACAAGATGCGAATCCGGATAAATTCTCTGCACGGTACTGGTCACACAAGGTAAAGTGGTGAAGTCACGCACTTGACCAATGCGCAAAGGCACAACCACTTTCCAGTCAGCTCCTCCCAAAAAGACAAAACAAGGCCAAGGAAAGCACTCAAAGCCAAATCACGGCAGAAAGAAAACTCGAGGACAAGGTAGATAATTATGTATGATTGGGGGTAATAAGTGTTACCCCCATGGCTGATCTTTCGTGTGCGATTACATTAATCCGTAAATACGAAGGATTCAATGAGAAGGCATACCCCGATGACGTAACCGGGGGTGAGCCGTTCACCATAGGATTTGGCACTCAGTTCTACCCAGACGGTGCTCCAGTCAAGCAAGGACAGCGCTGTACGACACGCAAAGCACTGGAGTACTTGTTCCATGAAGTGCACGTTATTGATACAGAACTAACCAAGCTGAACCTAGGTCTTGACGGTCACATGCGTCAGGCTTTAATTTCGTTTATTCATTCGATTGGCTGGGATGCCTTCTTGTACAGCGAAGTCGTTGATCTGATTGAACAAGAAGACTTCTGTGGTGCCACGGAGGAAATGGGTCGCTGGATCTTCGATGCAGAGCACCAGGTCATTGGCGGACTACTGGATCGCCGCCGGGAAGAGATCGATCTTTTCTTGACCGAAATTGATGCCAATCCCTGGTCCTCTACCGAGATTTTGTTGACGGCGTTCCGTAATTACGCAGCTGCTGCACACCAAGTACGTGCAATCCGTACCCTGGAAGAACGCGTCAGTCCTTATGTGCTCAGTGAATTTGCCAATAGTTTCCGTATAAATAGCCCTGACTGGGACTCCGTACCCCAAGATCTTTTCGATTTTGACTTTAGTAGCTAGGCTTAGAATAATTACATCAAACGAATGCAGGGTGGAATGGAACGTTCGGTAGAACCCAGGGAGTTTGAACTTCCATTAGAACTGCAATTCTCGATGCGTAAAGCTGAGCTGAGCGCCCAAGAGATGACCTGGGAACAGCTCTACGTTGCACTTTTAAATCTGTACCACCAGCGCCTGATGGAATGGCACGCCGTCAAGGCACTGATGGCTGATGAACAGATCGATATTGATTTTGATATTCCCACTGACCTGGAATTAGTCGAACTCGCCGCCAGCTGCATTGCCGACGACGAGGACGAAGAAGACGACGATTTCCAGCCTTTCTAATCGCCTAGTTCAATAAGACGACCGAGATACCACTGTGCCTTCTTCAGTGATTCTGTCCCGCCTTTATGCTTCTCACGCCAAACATACTTGGCAATATTACCCTTCAAGTATCCACGGTATTCTTCGGCAGTTAGCTGGGCTTCGATTGCTTCAATGCATTCGATTCCGCCGTCGGTGTAATGAGACGGATGATTGACGACATCCTCCTGGATCACAGGAGGTTCTTCTTTTACTGCCCAGGGCACAGGGCAAACACCACCCGGGCAGTCGCTAATCATTTCGTCGTCTTCTACCGGCGCAAACCACGACGTTTGAGGGATTCCTCCTTCATCTCCTCCGTCGGTGCTTCCAGCTCCAGAACTACTCCCTTGGGACGAGGCGATGCTCCCATTGCCATTCCCTCTTCCATTGACGGAATGTAGCCCGTCATCCCCGGCCTTTGCATTCCTTCGATGTTCAACGGATTGCGCTCCAGACCCTGTTCGCATGCCACCAGACCCCTGTTATACATATCGTATAAGGGTACATCATTTTCTTCATTGGCGAGCGGCTGACCAAAGTCTTCCTCGGTCAAACAGCGGCTCTTAACTTCATCTTGGACAAAGCTATCTAAGAAGCCTGCAGCTTTGTGATACATGATATTTAAGGCTTTGATTTATTCCTTTTACAATAATACTATGGCAAATTTGTTCAGTCCTGAAGAAGATCCTCGGCGGTTACCTGGTACTTCAGGCGCCGAACTTACGGACTTAAATCCGGAGCAGGCTTACGACACCGACATGCGTCGTGTCGACGAAGAAGAGCGGAGTTCCGCTGAGTCAGTTAATGACAAGCAAGCCCGCGTTGCAAAGTTCATGCGAGCTGCAAAAACTGCTGGCGCCTATAAGCAAAGAGCTGGTATTGATGAGCCGACGATTCGTGGTAAAACTCCACGGAATCCAGCGACAATCGAAGGTACTGAACTTCCCAGCATGGGAGACACCATTGGGCGAGCCGGTGGTACCAACTACGCCCGTAAACCAGATTTCAACTTTGGCAAGCCTTTCGTCTAATCAAACTTGAGAGAAGACGACGTTATGAGGTTGGTCCTGATATTTCCCTTTACGATCCTGATAACTCACTTCGCAAGGGGCGCCGCGATAAAAGAGAAGTTGGGTGATGCCTTCGTTTGCATAAATACGGTTGAAGAGACCAGTACAGTTACTGATTTCCAAGGTGAGGTAACCTTCCCAGCCGCTTTCAGCTGGCGTGATGTTGACCAGGATTCCGGACCGAGCGTAAGTCGATTTACCAACGGCGACTACCGTCACGTCACGAGGCAGCTTCAACCGTTCTTGTGCTACGCCTAGGCAATAGCCGTAAGGAGGAAGCAAAAAGTATTGACCACGTTCATCCTCCTGTAGTTCAGCAGGTTTAAGGATGTCAGGGTCAAAAGCTTTTGGATCACAGTCACCGGCCTGTACTTTGCCGAAAATCAGACATTGCTTTGCCGAAAGTCGGATGTCGTAACCGTAAGAACTGAGACCATAACTGAGAAGCCGACGGCCATCTTCTTCGCTGACCACATGATCAACAAACGGTTCAATCATCTGGACTTCTTGAGCCAGTTCTTGAATCTGCCAGTCAGCTAAAACCGTCATGCGCCCCGTTAATCGTCTTTCAGTATACGGAATTTAACAGAGAATACGGCCCTTCTCGGAGTAAATATCGACGAATTTTTCGGTAGCTTCTGCTGAGTCATTCATGGGCGGCAAATATACCAAAAACGAAGTGCAGGTTTTATGGTTGCTGATGCCGTTGCTTGTATTTTTTAACAAAAGCGGCGAGGTTTTGAGGATGCAGATCGGAAAATCAAAGATTTTTTGTTCGTACCGGATCATGTCCGGACAATTTGTGAAGTAAAGTCCCTGGTCAACCTCCCGTGCCAGCCAGGATCTGTACAATTTCCGGAACCAGACCGCATGAGAAGAGGTCAACGTGGGAGAGGAAGCCCGCGTCATCTTCCAACGATCGTTCTTTTTGTCCCAGAAGTACGCCCCACTGGGCGGAAACAAGTAAACACTTCCGTGCCACTGCTGGCAGTTCAGTCCATCGTCCGCTGGAGAGAAGTATTCCTTTGCTTCTACGTATTTATTGGCAATGCTGGAGCTGGCGACATCAAGATCAATGCCTTCCAGCAGAGCATGCGCTGATGCAACCAGGTCATAGTTGGTAATCAGCTCAAGATCTTCCTTGTGGGCATAAATGCTCTGGAATCCCATCAGCTATTAGTCATCTGGTTGTAGTCCACCTCAAAATAACGCATGCCTTCATCATCATTGATGATGTAACCAGCTTTTTCGCTAGGGTCAATCTTCTGAGCAGCACCCAAAATACGGCGGAAGGACTCAGCCATGTCACCGTCATTTGATTTTTCGCACTCTTCTTGTGCTGCGTGCATCTCTTTGAGCGTAAAGAAGAACATAGACCGCTCTTTGTTCTGGGGCTGGAACACCATTACTCCAGGTCCTTCACATTCCCACATCTTGGAGTACTGCTGGCCCATATCCCCGAGGATCAGACGGACAGTTGCGTCCAACATCCGTGCTTTCGTCTCATCCATCTCTGGACCAATGACGGAAGCAATTAGTTTTTCACGACGGTTCATTGTTCTATCAACCCCTGACGTTCTAAAGATTCCAATAGTTTAGGCATTGGCTGGTACAAGACCACCATTTTGCCTAATATTCCGCGTTTCTTGATGAGTTTACCGGATTCGTCGCGGACTTTATCGAATTCACCAGAACGAATCAGGTATTCAGCCACGCAACGCAGCCGTCTTTTTAGCGGAAGCTCCGCTTTCGGAAATTTACCGCAAATTGTGTCCGGCCTCATGTCCTGAAATGCCAGACGAAGGCGATTTGCCAGCGTCATCCCAGAATTTGCGTCTTCCTGCTCGTAATTCTTTAGGTTTTCTAAATAACGCTGCAGGCAGCCGTCATCAAAAGAACCTTCAGGCGGCAAGAACATTTGGATTTGGTTCACCAAAGATTCCGGCAGCACGTCCCGGTGGTTTTCAACCGTAACCATGTCGATTTTCACGTTGATAAAGCGATGGGCCATTACTCAAGGGCGTCAAAATTCGTAGATACATACATGGGAGGCGCTTTTTTCCGGTAATCGTTCGGCTCCATATCACGGTTCTTGGCAAACGAGCGCACCAGCTGGTTCCAGGGGATGCGAATAACGGCCTTACGGTTGGGATCCGGGGAGGCATTGACGTAATGGATGCCTTCAACCCAGCCTTTTTCAGGGTTTTTACGACCCATTGCCATCCAGTTTCTTAGTGTTTGGTCAGAAACATTCAGACGCCTGGCACATTCCTCGGTCGAAATGTACTCATCGGCATAAGCCTGGGGATTAAGGATGTCAGTTTCGCCGTTTTCGTAACGGCTATGCCATAAGGACGAAAGGATGTTCTTAATTCCCTTCAGTTCCCAAGCAACGTCTTCAAGTCCTTTTCGAATTCCGTAAGCCATAATCACACGTCTTTCTCAGATGCTAATGTGTGGGAAAACTATTTGCTCCAATGGAAGAACAAGTACCCCCTAGTCAAGCTCCGGCTCCTACACAGATCAGTCCTGAGCAACTAGAAATGATGAAGGCAAGAGCCAGAGAACTTGCCATTCAACAAACCGTAGCTCAGCAGGCGGCGGCTCCTCAAGTACAACAACCGCAAGTGGTTTATGTACGTCGGAACCTAACGATTGCAGAGCTTCTGTTGGTTCTAGTTGTCTCCTGCGGCCTGGTGGCAGGTGTTCAAGCAGGCTGGAATTTTGCAACCAATGTCTTACCTCGCCTTGAAATCAGGGTTAAGTAAGGTATTGGACTAACGGAACTATAATTGATTCAAGGGCATTTATGTGTAATAGGTAGTGGCTAATCGCAGGATAAGCGAGTTACAAGAAATTGCAGGTATCGACCTAGCAGATGCCGACCTATTGACGGTTGTGCAGACGGCTGAAGTCGACCCTGCAATTAAAAACAAAAAGCTCACTGTCTCTGGCACAAAGGCGTATTTAAATATTTTCTATCTTCCCCGCACCGGGGGCACCGTTAGTGGTTCCGTTACGGTCCAGAACAACCTCACGGTTTCTGGTGCCACTACTACGTCTGGTTTATCGGTTACTAACCAGGCAACAATTAGTTCTCTCGTTGTTCAAACCAACGCAACGGTCAGCGGTACTGTCAGCGGTACGACCCTGACTGGTACCAACGTCAATGGTACGAACGTCAACGCAATCAACCTGACTGCAACAACGTTCACCATTGCATCACTGACGGGTGTTTCTGGTACCTTCACGGATCGAATCTCTGGTGCAACCGTCACCGGTAATGAAGGTCAGTTCACCAACCTCTTTGCAATCACCGGCACGGTTTCCAACTTCCTGTCGGTTGGCGAAGTCACTGGTTTAACCACCCGATTCAACAGCATCACCGGTGCCACCGGTACCTTTACGACCAGTCTTTCTGGTGCAACGGTCACCGGTACGACTGCTAACTTCACCACCGGTAATTTCCAAACCTTAGTTACGTCTGGCCATACGGTTGGCGGAGACTTCACCGTATCTGGCAACCTGTTTGCCAAGGGTTCAGGATTCTTCAGCTCCGGCGTTCAAGTCACCGGCACGCTCAGCGGCACAACCGTTACCGGCACCTTAGCCCGTTTTACAAATATCACCGGTGTCAACATTGTCGGCACCACCTTAGTTTCTGGTGCAACCGTTAGTGGCGGCATTGGTAAATTCAATAGCGTCACTGGCGTCACCCTTGTTGGCACCACGACCGTCTCTGGTGCAACGGTTACCGGCGATGTTGGTAACTTCACCACCTTAACGGCCAAAACTGCAACCTTCACGACTGGCATCATCCGTGAAAACATCACGGTCACTGGAGATGCTGATGTAGACGGCGATATCTTTATTGGTGGTTCCGGTTTCTTTGCTTCCGGAATCAGTGTTACTGGAACGGTTAGTGGCCAAACTCTTACCGGTACTCTTGCTCAGTTCACCACACTGACTGGTGGTACGGCAGGCTTTACTACTGTCACTGGAACCACCGTTACCGGTACTACTGCAAACTTCGTCACCCTCTCAGGGACGACGGTTACCGGCACCACGGCTAACTTCACGACAGGTAATTTCCAGACTCTGATCACTTCTGGTCATACCGTCACCGGAAGTTTGATTGTTTCTGGTGACCTGACGGTTGACGGCAACAGCTTCTTTGCTTCTGGTGTCAATGTCACCGGTACGTTAAGCGGAACCACGATTACTGGCACTGCGGTCCGGGCAACGAATATTACTGGCGTCACAGTTGTTGGCACTACGACAGTTTCCGGTGCAACTGTTACCGGCAACCTGGCTCAATTCACAACACTTACTGGTGCAACTGCTGGTTTCACAACAGTCACCGGCGCAACAGTCACCGGAACTACCGCAAACTTCGTAACACTTTCTGGGACTACTGTCACAGGAGACGCAGGACAGTTCAATACACTTACTGGAAATCTCGGTCAGTTCACTACCCTGACTGGTGTAACCGCAGGATTTACAACTGTTACCGGTACGACTGTTACTGGCACAACTGCAAACTTTGTTACGCTTTCTGGTACGGTAATCACCGGTGATACCGGTGGATTCACAACAATTACTGGAACGACAGTTACCGGTACTACCGCAAACTTCACCACGGTTTCTGGTACGACCGTGACTGGCGCCAGTGGTTTGTATGGATCAACGCTTCAGATCAGTGGAAGCAATGTTGCCACTGAAGCTTATGCCGATAACACTGCGATTGTTTACGCAATTGCTCTTGGCTAAGCAGCTTATAATTAAGAAAACTGCGCAGTAACTTATAAGTAATGGCTCGTTTCGTTTCTGTAGCCAGGCAAAACATCGCAAGCGGGTCAACCTCTCCCACTGCAGTTGTCTCTGGCACAACCAACTCCAGTGGAGTTCCAACCGGTAACTACGGTGTAATTCTTAGTATCATTGCTTCTAATACTTCCGCTAACGCTCAAAACGTAACGATTGAGTTAGTGAAGTCTGGGGCAACTTCCACCGGGTCAATCATCACCTCTGGAACAGTCCCGAACCAGTCTTCTCTTGAAATCATGACTGGTAACAAGATCATTGTCGAATCAGAAGACGTGATCCGTGCTTATGCAGGTAACACTGACGTTCTTGACGTTGTTGTTTCCTACATGTTGAACCCGCAAGATAACACCATCTGATCATGCCTTACATCGGTAACGTCCTTACTTCGTTTGCTGTCGAAACCGGCAACATTAATGATCAAGCTGTTACGGCACCGAAGCTCAGCGCTACGGGCGGTACCGATGGCCAAGTTTTGGCGTTGGATTCGGGTGGAAATTTAGTGTGGTCTTCTGATCCAGCGGGTCAGTGGGTGACCAATGGAAGTGATATTTATTTTGATCGAGCTTCAACCAACACTAATGTTGCTACCGCAGGTGGTATTTTTGTAGCCAATACAAATACAACTGCGAACAACGTAGTAGCCCTTAGTTTTACAGCAGAGCCTACTGATGTAGCTCATCCAGCTGCAAAAATTGGCGCTGTATTTACCGATAGAACAACAGATAGTGAAGACACGGAATTATATTTTTCTGTTGTAGGAGCAGGAACAGCTAGTGAAGCACTCCGCATCGACAGCTCCGGCAGGTTGTTAGTTGGTACGTCTACAGCTGCTCAGAATGGTACGGCTATCTTTGAAGGCAATAACGCTGGTGCAACAGGTGCGGGGATTGTCCATTTAGCCAAAGGTAGTGCGACTCCTGCTGACGGCGACTTTTTAGGCACTCTTAGCTTTACTGACTCAGGTCATGTCCAAGCGGCAAGGGTAAGTGCACATAGAGACGGCGGGACTTGGACCTCTGGCTCTAGTCAACCAACTCGCCTAGTCTTTTCTACCACCGCCGACGGCGCATCAGCACTAACCGAGCGGATGCTTATCAGCGCAAACGGTAACCTTGCCGTTGATACCGATACTCTCTTTGTTGATGCTGTTAATAACCGCGTCGGGGTGGGGACTGCGAGTCCAAGCACGCCGCTTCATGTTGAAGGCACAGACGGTAGCGCAGCACTTCGCATTGGCAATACAACTGGTAATACCAACCTTCAAATTACCGCAAACGAAGACAACGATATTACGCTTCAATTTAGAGATGGCGGAAGCGAGAGAAGTCTGGTTTTTTCTGGCAATACTGAGCGGATGCGTATCGACAGCAACGGCAGGTTGTTAGTTGGTACGAATAGCAGCATTTCAAACCGAATTACAGGCCAACTGCAGATTGTTGGTACTGGTGATGATTCGTGTGCATCTTTAACCCGGTATTCATCGGCAACGACTGGATCTCCAATTTTAACAATTGGTCGATCAAAATCAAGCACAAAAGGAACTAACACTGTTGTTGTTAATGGTGACAAGTTAGGTGCAATTGAATTTACTGGTGCAGACGGAACAAACTTTGTTCCTGCGGCTAGTGTTTCAAGTTTTGTAGATACAGATCCCGGCGCTGGTGATATGCCAGGGAATCTAATTTTCTCGACAACACCAAACAACTCGAGCACATTAACTGAACGTTTCCGGATCAACAACCAAGGGGGACTTGGTATTGGAGGTGAAAACTTTGGCACAAGCGGTCAGGTACTGACTAGCCGAGGTGGCAGTGCTCCGGAGTGGGCAACTCCTGCTGGTTTTACCCGTTCATCCGTTTTGACATTAAACGGCAATGCGTCAGTTGACTTTACCATTCCAGCAGACGTCAACGTTGTTGAACTAATTGCACGCAACTTTAGTTCATCGGGAAATGATGAAATCAGGGTGCAAGTTGGAGATTCAGATGGTGTAAAAACAAGCAGCTATCGGTCTGGCACGTCTTTGGTTTTTAGCGGTTCAACAACCGAGATCCATTCAGCATCTGCAGGATGGGTTCTTGGAACTGTTGAAGCTGCTAGAACATATGAGTGCCAGTATCGGCTTCGCAGAATGGGAAACGGGCGCTGGCATTGTTCCTGGAATGGAATGTTCAATAACAGTCAGAATGTTTTAGCTGGCACGGTTCAAGGTGCAGGCGTCGCGCCATCTATTAATGCTGGAGGTTTGACCACTGTTAGGTTTGCGGTAGGAGGCGGCACGTTCGACGATGGTGACGCCTCTGTGCTCTACATATAATTAAGTTAGCGAGTATTAACCATGACATCAACACAACCAAGCCTTGAAGACATTCTGCTAAACAACCTTCGCAGTAAGCGCGATCGGCTACTTGCCGAAACCGATTACCTTGGTCTTCCCGACCTTGGCGGGTTTTCTGCAGAGATGACGGCGTACCGCCAAGCGTTGCGCGACCTGCCAGCTAACACTGCTGACCCTGCAAACCCTGTTTGGCCCGTCAAGCCCGGCAGTGAAGAGCCCGCAGCTGAGTAATGGACATCATCCTCGAGCTGGGTGGTAACGCCGCCCGGCTCTACAAGGTCATCGAACTAGCAGAGGAGCACACCTCTGCAGAAGTGATCGTCAGCTCAGAAGGCAGTCCAGATCACGTCGTCAACTTGCTTCGTGGTGCCGGGATCAACGACGATCGTTTTCTACTCGACTTTAAAGCCTGGGACACGGTCACCAACTTCACTGAAACGGTCAAGCTAATCAAGTCCTTCAAGCCGAAGAACCTATACGTAGTAACAGATAAATTTCACATGAAACGGTCGATGGCAATTGCACGCGCCGTTTACTTCCTTAGTGGAATAAAACTCATCCCTTGTCCTTACATGGGTAGTGAGCCCCACGATCCAGAAAATCCCAAATACGTAAGAGATGATCGCTTTCGTGCTTGGCTTTGGCGCCTCACCGGCTACTTAAAGTATTACCCCAATGTCAAGACAGCGCGTATGCCGCAGATCTTGGCAGCTGAAAAGCATGCTAAGGCCGCAGGCTATCCCGTTAGTTAAAACACTTAAGACGTTAAAATAAGTAAAAAGTACACTCAAAATGGCCGCCTTAATTACCTGGACTATTTCCCAGTTCGATACCGCTGTTTCCGATGAAGGTCTCAGTGATGTCGTGAAAACTGCCCACTGGCGCTGCAACGCCAAAGAAACCGTCACCGTCTCTGGCGAAGAAAAGGAATACTCCGC